GCCAAAGGGAAGAACGCTGACACACAACGTCAGAGGGGTCGTTATTGGACGCGAAGGCCGCCCCTCAGGGGGTCGTTATTGCAAGCGATTTTGCACGCACGCCCTTGCCGCCCGCATGGCCCTTGACGCGAACATTATAGGGCGGATCGGTGAAGACGGCCGTGGCCGTCTCCTCGGCCAGCAATGCGGCGTAAGAGGTCGAGCTCAGCGCGTCGCCACAGAGGAGGCGGTGATCGCCAAGCATCCACTCGTCGCCGATGCGAGACACCGGCGGACCTTCCTCGAACTCAAACTCGTCCGCTGCGTCCGATTGATCTTCCGGAGGCTCTAGCTTCTGAATGAGAAGGTCGACCTCGGCCATCTCGAAGCCCGTCGCCTCGATGTTGAAGTCGAGATCGATCTTTGAAAGGTCTTTTAGGACGGTCGCCAGCTTGATGTCGTCCCAGTCGGAACCTTCCGCGAGCCGGTTGTCGGCCAACATGAACGCTTTGGCTTGCTCAGGCGTCAGATGCTCGGCGCGGATGACGGGGACGCTCTCGAGGCCAAGCAGCCGCCCGGCTTCATAACGGCCATGACCGGCGATGATGCGGTTGACGCCGTCGACCAGAATCGGAATGAGCCAGCCAAAGGCCTTGATGCTCCTCGCAATCGCCCGGATCTGCTGTCGCGAGTGTTTTCTCGGATTGCTCGGATCCAAGAGGAGGTTGGCGAGCGGCACTTCCTCCAAGCGGACCCCGCCGACAGCACTCCGGAGAACGCGTCGCACCTTTCTAAGAGGCCTTGGCTTGAGGCTCGAATCGCTCGGAGTCCAAGAGGACGGAGCCGCCACGTCCTCGTTTATCGAGAGCCTTGGCGCCGGCGCTCGATTGGACGCACGGTTGCGTCCCGACGGATTTGATCGAGGAGAGCTCGAGCTATCGCCCGGACGAGTCAATGCGCCTCGAAAAGCTATGTCGCCGACGTGTGCGCCCGCGCTGCCGGAGCCCAATCGCTTTCCGATAGGCAACGATCGATGTTTCTTCCGCTTGAGCAATTGGAGTCTCCGGAACGCGCGATGGTCGCGTCACCGGAGGTTTGAAGCGCAAGCCAATGGCTCGCGCAACGAAATCAAATCGGTCGTTCGAGACTATTCAGATTTAATCGGCGACAATCGCCGCGATTTGTTCTTGCAGCTTGACGGGCAGATGAGTCCTTAGGCTACGTCCCTCGGTTTCCAAACATTCCTGGGTCTTCGCGCGGATCACTTCCAAAACTTCATTGACTCGAGGATTGCCTGTTCCCTTCATCGCCTGTTTTAGGCGAGGTCTCCAAATGGCCAAAGGCTCACCCTCCTTCCCGCTGTCGCCGCCTCCGGCAAGCACCCAGAATCTTTCCGCGATCTTCGCAATCTCGGCCCCGTTCGGCGGCGGATCTGCTTTCCGAAAATGCCTCCACATCTCCACGACCATGATCGCTACAACCATCTGAGGCGTGGGTCGCATCGGCGCTCGCGCTGGTCCCGGTCCCCGGTTCAATACGCCGGACTCGTCAACCACGGCCGGTGAGCGAAGGGCGACCTCGATGCGCGCAACGTAGCCGCCCAGCACATGCCGGAAATCATTGTCCGAAACGCTCGTATGAAAAGCCGACCAACCCGTGAAATCCCGCACGCCCGGCGCGTAGAGCTCGCGCTCGATTAGGGCCGCAGCGTCGCGCAGTTTGTGCAGCAAACCACGCAGATCCTCACGCGAAGGAAGCTCAGTTTCGACTTCTCGACGTTGAACGACCGTCCAGAGCAGGCCTTCAATAGCGAAGGCGAACCATTTCGGCGCGGCCCCGTCGACGATAAAGCCTGCAAGCTCAGCAGCGCCGTCTTCCATGGGGGCGGAGAAGAGCCACTTTTTTTGCGTCTCGTTGAACACGATTGTAGCACCTCCTTATCTGTCGGATCTACACGGAGAAAGAATTCCCTGTTCCGTTAGCGCAGATTCCCTGTTGCCGCGATTCAAATTCCCTGTTTTTGGCGGGTGGCTTTCTTGAACCAAAGAGCAAATCTGCAACGAATTCCGCACTATGCGGGAGGTCTGTCGGCGTTGGAACCCCGCAAATTTCAAGAATTCCCTGATAAACAGGGAATCGGAGGCGTCGGAGACCGGTTCCGCAAGACTGCGTCCGCCACCAGGAAGTCGGCGCAAACCGACGTGATTTCCCAGGGTTGGAATTAGCCCGACATTTCCGAAGCCTGCGCGGAGAGAACCGGTCTCAGTGGTGGGTTTGGCGCGTTCAGACGACGTTTCTCGGCGCATCGCTCCCAAAGTCTCAGGCCGCAAATTTCCGTTTCCAGAGTTGGTGTTCGCCAAGAGTTGGGATAGCGCGATTGCAAGGGGCGAATTATGCCGGCGCAAATGAGAGCCGATCAAAGGGCGGATCAATGCCTAGGCGTGCGCCCGCGCTTCGAGCCCGAGGGCCCGCCACTGGTCTGGCCAGGACATCGGAAGATCGACGAGACGCTTGAGACCGTAGCCCCGCGGCAGGCGTCCCTCGACCGCGGCTTGGACGATGTCCGGGGCGAGGAAAGCGAGCGACAGGGCCATCCGGATCGACCGGTCGGTTCTGCCCTCTCGCAAAGCGAGCGACTCTAAAGACTGGTTTGGATCGGACAGAAGTTGGTCCAGCCAGAGATGGGAGTCGCCGAATGCATCCAGGAGGATCGCACGCGCGTTGGCGCGCATCGGCCGGGCGTTGGTCTTCCCATCAGTGACGCTCTGAATGATCTCACGCTTGCGATAGGGCGAGGGCGGCGACCAGGGAAGCGTCAATGTCCTCGGGCCGGCTTCCGCCTCCCCGTCATCCAACAGTTGGAGTTGGATCGCCGCGCGGCCAATCGTGACGCGATCGATCAGGTTGCGAATGTCGGTCTGCGTGTCTGCCGCGTCCGAGGACAATTTGCCGATGGCCTCGATGACGAGCGCTTCGAGAGCTGCGGCAGGAACCCGAACGATCGATCCCGCCTTGCTCTTGTCGCCCTGCAGCGCTGCTTGTGAGACATAGTAGCGCCAGCGCTTGGATCCCTTCCTGGCCCAGGAGGGGCTCATCCGGTTGCCGCGATTGTCAAAGAGCTTTCCCGCAAGCAGAGCCTCGGAGGCTTGATGCGTTCTCTTCGTGATGAGGACTCCCTGACGATCGCTAAGACATTGCTGGACCTGATCCCATAGCTCTTGGGACACGATCGGCTCCTGCTGGCCTTGGTGGACCTGGCCCTTGTGGGCGATGCGACCCGCATAGATCGGGTTCGACAGGATCTTGTAGATGTGGCCGCGGCTGACCGGCCCCCCGCCGGTCGAGCGGCCAGCGCCATCAATGCGGACCGGAAGGCGAAAGCCCTCTGCGTCGAGACGCTGTTTGAGACGCACGACGCTCCCAGCCTCGAGATAGCGCCGAAAGAGAGAGCGCACGATCCCGGCATGATCCTCCACGATATGCAACGCCCGGTCTTCGACCCGATACCCTATTGGGACCACGCCCCCCATCCACATCCCCTTCTTCTTTGACGCGGCGATCTTGTCGCGGATCCGCTCACCCGTGACCTCCCGTTCGAACTGCGCGAAGGACAAGAGAACGTTGAGGGTCAGCCGACCCATGCTGGTCGTCGTATTGAACGACTGGGTCACCGAGACGAAGGAGACATCGTGCTTGTCGAACAGCTCGACCAGTTTGGCGAAGTCGGCAAGCGAGCGGGTCAGCCGATCGACCTTATAGACGACGATCACGTCGATCCGTCTCGCCTGCACATCAGCCAGAAGCTTCTGCAGGGCCGGCCTGTCCATCGACCCGCCGGAATAGCCGCCGTCGTCATAGGGATCGCGGATAAGCCGCCAGCCCTCATGCGCCTGGCTCTTGATATAGGCCCCCGAGGCCTCACGCTGGGCGTCGAGGGAGTTGAAGTCCTGTTCGAGCCCCTGGTCGGTCGAGACCCTTGAATAGATCGCGCAGCGCAGGGCGCCCTTGCCCGACCGATCCTTCATGGCGGCCCCACCCCAAACGATGGATCAGGCGGAGCATTCGCTGCGGCCCCTGCCCTGCCCTTTCGGCGGTCCCTTACTTCATTTGCCGCGGTCTTTCCCTGCCGGAGCCCGAAGAAGC